TTGATGTTGGGTGTAAACCTTTTTTCAATTTTCATTGTAATTGAAGCAGATTTTACAGCCTCACTTACATTAGTCATATCGGTAAGAAGTTCTGAATAATAGAACTTATTTGATTCAAACTTACCAAGTTTTTGAGATTCAAAACTTACAACTTCATCTCTTAATAATTCTAGAATATCGTTTTGAGACTCTGTTGTTTGACTTGAATTCCATCTTACTTTAACTTCTGGAACAAGATAGATAAATGTTGGATCTACGAATTCTGGATCAATAGACAACACATTATATCTTTTTAGTGTAGCCTTGATAGTATTCTTTTTGTTTGTTGAAATTGTAGTTGAACCAAAAGGTTTGGCCGCAATATATACTTTACCATAAATTGCCGGAACGTTATCTTCACCACCCCAGACACTTACACTTTCAATTTCTGGATGTTCTCTTTTAATAATCCTTTGATAGTCTAGATATGTAACTGCTCTATTTTGAGTTTCAAATGCGCGTGGAGCTTGGAACTTAATATTGGCAATTGCTTGTTTATCAACACCGCCTGAAGCTCTAGATACTACCGTGATTGTTGGAGTAAATCCATTGATTGTTGATGCTAAGCTAAAAGTGTTAGCACCATTTCCAGCAAATCCATTTGATACTCTGTAATCAATATGAACATTAGCACCATTAACTGGTGGCTTTCCAAGGATGCCATCACCAAACTGAATTACATATTTTCCATCAATATCTGTTTCCAAGAAATAATTAAGTGAAGTAGGAAGTACTTGAGTAATATCATCTGCTTGAGTGTATGTTTCAACATTTGATGCATTATTATAAACTTTGACAATAATACTTGAAGTATCTACATTTTCATTTGGAATTGAATATCTTTTAGCGCCATTAGCAACAGTATATCGATAAATTGTTCTTGTACCTTCACAAATATCAAAGGTAGAATTAAATCCCATAGATGAGTTAGCAGTAACATTTATAGCGGCAGGATTTGTAAAATCATAAGCAACGCTATTCACAGTTGTAGTGAAAATAGTATTTTTTGGAATAGTGAATTGAGTAAAGGTATCATTTGCAGTTTCAGCAAAAGTCAACTTAACTGTAGCAGCAGCGCCTCTAGTTGAAACTGGTGTATACCCTAGGCCTTTAGCTCTTGAAATAACTGAACTACGAAGTTCTGCAGTATCAATGAAACTTTCATTGACTGCCATATTTGTATAGAATGAATTCAAATATGTGTTATACGCTAGAATATCGACAAGAGTAGAAACAGCCGAATCTGCATAATCATAATCGGGTATATCATTCCGTGTTTGGAGGAATGAAACAAGATCAGCCCTGATCGTGTCAAATGCAAGACCAGTGGTTCTAAGTGCGCTATTTGCTGAGTGAGCCATATCTATCCTATCTTAATCTCTCAAGTTTAATGTCAACCTGTTCGGTGTTCACTTGGTTAATAGGTCTGAAGTAGATCTCAATATAGAGAAAATTAGTATCTTCAGAAGCTTTTACATTTACAGCTATAAGTTCTGCTCTACGCATATAACTGTTAAAGCAGTATCCAATATCAGCTTTGACATCTTCAATAGTGCCAGAATCAAACAAATCAAAAAGATGTTGCCTAATATTACCACCATATTTTGATCGATATGGTCTTTCAAAATGGTTTGTCATAATCAAATTTCTGACGCCTTGTTTTACAGCATCAGCATTTTTAACCATCATAAGAGCACCAGTCACAGGATGAGCTTGCAATCCAAGATTGAAGTCTTTATAGAAAACACTTAGATTAGATTGTCCGCTTTCTGCTGCCATAGTACCACCGTTGTTTTTTTATTATTTATAATGCTAGAACTTACTTTTTTCTTCTTGAATCTCTGCTCGTAAAATTTTAGTGAGTTTGGAAATTTCACTTAAAATCTTTCTAGCTCTAGGAGCTGCAGACTTATTTTTATCCTTGAACTTTTCTATTTCTATTTGATATTGATTGATTAGCTCAATAAACATTTCATGCGAATTCATACCAAGACTCCTATGTTATATTTTTAGTAGACTGACCGAGAATAATTCTACCAGCTGCTGATACAAAGTACGGAACAATATCAGTATATCCAGATACCGAACTTAAAGTTAATGTTCCAGTAGGACAGTCATATTCACTACTTAACGATACTGTTCTACCTGCTCCAGAATGAACAAATACAAATATACCACTTTGTCCTATAAGTTCAGTGCTTGGATTACCTAGGGTAATATTACCAGTAAGTGTCCAAACAAAATGAGTATAGCTATTAAAATTAGGCGTAACAGTTCCACTAAGAGTGGCCACGTGAGTACTACCAGACATGCTATTATAAGTAATCGTATCAACGTCAATACTCCCACTACTAATACTTCCAAAACTTCCTGCACCTACTGTAGTAAATCCACTAGCAGTTACAGTACCAGAAACATTTGTATCATAAGAAATTATTACTGGATTTGTATTTGCAATGAATCCAGTAGTACCACTAAAAGTAATACTTGGCACCGTTAAAGTATTGGCAGTAAGATTACCAACAACTATTGATGCATTCGATGAGTTACCATTCAATAAGACTCGATTAAGAGTTGTGTCTTCTCTTAGATCTCTAAAGTTTTCATCTAATTGCTCATACGTTAAAGCACTACCTTTAGTTTGTCTATATGTTATTGTCATTGCGTTGTCAACCCCTCATTTGAATAATATTGGCCGACATAACTTGAATAAGTTCCACCTTTATATCCAGGTGTTGCTTCAACATAGTTATCGTATACATAAGAAAAGATTTGTGTTTCAGCAGGAACCAAAGGCGCAGTAAAACTATACAATTGAGCTTGCAAAGCTGCTCGTTCTGGAGAGCCAGGTGCAGTAAGAGCTAATTGCTCTGCTATGAGTGCATAGTTTGGTTTAGCCATTTGCAAATACGTTAGGTGAACCGGATGATGAGGCATTTGGTACCCATGATGCGTGTCCGCCTGTTGCGTCTCCTAATCTATGAACTTTAATTCCATTCACATAAACATTTGGTGATCCGGCAACTGCTGGATCTGTACAATATGTTTTATCTCCTATTCTCACTGTCTTCTCATTATTTGTAAAAACATTGGGTGAACCTTCAGCATAAGCCGTTTGATGGAATGGGTTTGGCGTTGGAGATGCATGCCCAATATGTTGATCTTTATTTGTTCTTGTTACTTCTGGCATTTTTATCTCTCTTTGTTGAAGTCAATTCTTGGTGCATCGAGATCGATGTTGGTACCAGCATTAACATCCAAGGTGACTCCAATATTTGTTGCCTGACTTTTCTTGTAGGTCTCAGATACTTCGCCATCAACCGTTTGAGTGAGCGTCCCTTTAATATTTTCAACAACGTTTCCATCTACTTGAATATTCCAGTTCCCTTTAATATAAGTTCTGCAATCATTGTCAATAGTTAAATTGACATTGCCCTTCACATTAACATAATTTGATCCTGCAATAACTTGATAATCATTGCCAACAATTCTAGTTACTTTGTTTCCTTCTGAATCAATTTCATAAAAAGTACCGCTTTTATGATACTCATGAATTCTTTCATGAAGTGGTGTATCATCAGTTTCGAAAATATGTCCAGATTCTGATTCAAATACTTGGTTCTTTGGATACTGAGGCGCATATGCGTAGACTGGTTCATTCCAAGGTTGATCAATATTTGCTACTGGAATATTTGCAGTTCGTCCTTCTTCCTTTTTTTGAATAACTGGATGCAAATATTGTTTATCATTACGAGCTAGTCTATTAACATCAGGTTCTTCTGTTCTTCTTGGTATTTGTCCCAGTGGATCATTAAAGCCTAATTCTTTATTTGGCTTATCAAGTGGAATACCATTGATTGAACCTAGTACCATTGGAGTTTGGTGGATATTATCAATCCACATTCCAACAACATAAGATCCTGTTAACAAACCAGTTCCGGAAGAACCAACATCAGAAGTACTAGCACTAGTGGCTGGTAAAATTACTTGCGCCCAAGGCAGATCTGCTGTTGGCAATTTAACTTTATCTTGAGTGTGATAGTCGTATACGCGTACGCGTACACGGCCGGCTAGCAACGGATCGTTAACATCTTCAACAACACCAAACCACCATTCAAATTTTGTACCAAAGAATTGATCAGCCATTCTTTAACCCCAGTCATCAAAATCAGGTGGATTATTAGTAAGTGTTTCACTGAAGCTATCTTTAATGCCTTCAATATATGTTGTGTACTCTTCAGCACCTAAGTTAATATGGTGTCGTAATGATGAGATAATGAAATTGCCTCTTAGATATCTATCATCTTTATTTAACTTATCTTTAGTACCAGAAGCTTCTGGAAGATTCATTGTAAAAGTCTTGCCAACTCTTAAAGTACTATCACCTGGTATAGAAAAATGCATTTTCACAGATTCAAAATTTAATTTTGCTGATCTTTCTTTTGATAAAAAGTTTTGTTTTCTTCTATATGATAAGCCTGGCGTTTTTGAACGAATATATTGAGAAAACTCTTGAGCAATATCAGAGTGCAAAGTAATACCCTTTGATTCTGCTACATCATAACGACTTAAGAATCTTTCATTTGCAACTTTGAATTGTTCCATATGTCTTTCATTTTCAAACTCAGTAGCATAATTATATCGATTTACTCTATATGTCTTAGTGAGTGGATCAAAATAATTAACTTTAGATCCAAACACGCCATTCATTAACTTTCCAAAATTATCATATAGTGGTTGAACCGTTAATTGCTCAATCTTCTGATATTCTAAAAATTTTGATTTTTGTGTTGCACTTAATTCTCTATTTTTCATAACATAGATATATTCTTCAACTGGATTACTAGCTCCCATTTGTTCTATTGTCTCAAATCTATATCCATCTGTATTTTCATAGAAGAGAAAGGTAGAACTTTTACTATTAAGACCTTCAGCTTCAGATGCCAATAGGTTAATAAATTCGATAGGTCTCATACCATTGCCAATAAACTTCACATTGCCTTTAGAGATCTCAGCACTAAATGCTTTACCATCAGGATATGTTATTTCAGTAAGTGCATCAATCGCTTCAACTCTTAATTGACTACCGCCCGGCTTACCAGTTATATTGATTCCTTCAT